CCGATTATTTCAGGGTAATGTTGAGCCATGGTAGTAGTGGTGGGATAACGCCTATAAGTCTTAAAAGTCCTTCAGCAAATAAAGCAAGGACAAACCAACCAACAAACATAGAAATAATGGAAGCATTTCTATTGTGCCTTCGTATAGCAGCATCAATCATCTCCTGACACTCTTTATGTGTGACTAAATGATCTGGTTTAATTTGGTTCATTCGATGCGCCATGAATTTTATACGTCATCTTTTTTATGTTGAATGTAACATTCAAGTGGTTTTTGTGTATCCTTGTCAAAGTTTTGATCAAGATACGTACAAAGTTTTTCTATAATAGTTATATATTCGTCATGCATCCATTCGCTGCCCGTCTCATTGTAAGCGTAATGTTTACAGGCAGTAATGATTCTATTTACGTCTCTGCTTGATAAGTTATACATTGAATTACTCTCTATACATGATTATGTTTCCATCTTTTCTATGGAGATCTAAATGTTTTTTCCCCCAGGGAATAACTCTCCATTCTGTTTTGCCATTCCAAAGTAATAAACAGATATGAATATACCTCATACGTGTGTAGTATAACGAGCTATTTAGATGAGTGGAAATGCTTATTGTGATTTGCTGACAAAGGAGGGCTTGACAACCTGTTGCATTTCCTATATAATTACGTAACAATCTGTAATAAAACTACAATGACTGTAACAACTAACGAGCGTGGTCAACAAAACATGTGGGCGACTGAGCCTACCATGTATTACGAAAACTACGGTATGGATTCACCCAATCAAGTAAAGGAGAAAGTTAATGGACGCTGGGCTATGGTCGGTATTATTGCTGGGTTTATTTCTTATGCTCTCACTGACAAGTTCTTCTTCGGAATCTTCTGAAGACCTACAACCTATCAAACAAGAGGTTACTGATGACTGACATGCTTGGGCAACTTGGAGTTGCCCTTCAAGAAATTGGGTGGGATAGTGAGATTGATCTTGAGGTCAAAATTGCTGGCACCCTAAAGAACGACAAGTTTATTGTCATCAAACCAATCAAACAAGTGGTATCATCCACACCAAACCCTGAACTCAAACAACAACACCCCTATCAAGGAGAAACAAAATGAAATTCGGTTTTACCCCCGAGGCAGAAATCCTCAACGCTCGCCTGGCAATGCTCGGTTTTGTCATTGCTGTTGGCACCTACCTTACTACAGGACAGATTATCCCAGGCGTATGGTGATAGTTTAAAGGGGGCATATGCCCCCTTTTTTTATGTTAAATTTCTGTGCCAAGTTGGTCGTCTTGGATAGATAAAACCAGATGCATAAATGTCATCATCTACTACATATTGTTGGCTTCCTTCAAAACTTGAATTGACATCATATTTTATTGCTCTAAATCTATTTTCCCTGGGAAAAGTAATTTGAGCAGCAGTATCACTACCTATGTAAGTTGCGCCAGTTGGAGTTGGCACTTTTCTTACTCTTGGTGATAGTAAATAGTTATTAGGACTTCCTTGTAAATGGAGACCATTGGTGTAAGACTCGGCGCCACTTTGTGCAATTTGTGATTGTTTTGACAAAGGTGTATTCGTCCAAGTGTTTCCAGAACCAAGATAAAATAGACATTCAGATTGTGTTATTCTTGGAAATTGTTCCGCTAAACAAGCAAGAACACCAGCAACTTGAGGAGATGCCATACTTGTGCCAGTATATTTTATAACTTCTGCTCCTATTGAGTTGCTTCTAGAATCTGCCGCTCCTGCTTCATTACTATGCACTGATGATATAATATTTGTACCAGGAGCATAAACATCAACTCTTCGACCACAAGTACTACTAATGTTTTTTGTCTCTGATGCTGTACTAGCAATACTTCCAACACAAATTACTCCATCTATTGCACCTGGGTAAGTTCCTCTATGATAATACTTCTCTGAATCATAAGCACCATTTTTTTTGTATACGTTGTTATAATCAAGACCACCGCCTTGCGCCGTGCTATCTGCTTTAAATCCGTTATTGCCAGCAGCAGCAACAAAAATAATTCCGTCTTCTATTGCATCTTGAATATCTGCATCCGTTGCACTATCAAGGTATGGAACTCCTTGCGATCCAACACCAACAATAGTGGTGCCATTATTTAATAATCCAAAAGAAGTGCATTGAGCAGCAGTAAGTGGAGCATTATATTGAGTCCCTCTGTATTTTACATATGAAAGAGACGATATTGCTACGGCAGCAGATTCAGCACCATAACTATGATTTGTTATAGTTGGATTTTTCTTTCCTGTTTTTGGATTTGCTGCTTTTGTGTTGTGCCACTCTCTAATATAGTCAAGGAAAAAAGCGGTATAAGATGAAGAACTGCCATAGGGATTTATATTATAAATGTTTGCGTCTCTTGCCCAACCTCTTCTGTTGCCAGCAACGGTGCCAGCAACATGACACCCATGGTTATTGTCGGACTGCTGACTGGCGCTGCCATTAATATAACTTCCAGCAGCAATGATAATTTGACCATTCATATTTCCGTGAGCTGAGCACTGATAATAATAAGTGCCAGGTGTTACTCCAGCTGTATTCCAAGTAATCGTTCCCGTTGAAGCTCCATTATTTGTTATTGTGCCTGTTGTTGTTCCGTTACCTACAGCATTAAGAGTGCCTGTGCCAGTGACTGTCTTAATCCAAAATGGATGATTGATACTAGTATTAACATTAAATACTAAGGTATCCCCCCGTGTTGCAGAAAGAGTTAAACCATTACCACCAGTTGCGTCTCCACTAAACACATAATTACTTGTATTACCAGAGTTTGCGGTGACACCATATGTCTTTGTCACAACATTGGTATAATGATATGTTGATGCAGGCAGACCCCTCACAGCTGGATTTAATGAAAACCAATTGAATTGTACAACTCTACTTCCTCCAGTGCCATCTTCATTGACAGCAAATTCTGGGTGAGCTGGGTCAAAATGACCATCTACAATAACAACATCTACATTTTTTCCAGTGCTTGTAAATGTTACTGTTCCGCTTTGACTATTTGTGCTATCACTTCCCCAGTTAGTAACTTGTGCTCCATTTACACAACGATACATTGCCCAATTTCTATTTAAATCACTACTAAAACCTGATTTATTCCAAGAGGTACTAGTCAATTGATATGCTGGTGAAATAATTACACCTTGTTCTTCTAGGGTTAAAGTAACATTTAAAACTCTAGGGTCTTGTCTAATTAATTCTGCTTCTTCTGGAGTCAAATAGTAATGTGTATTTCTACTAATTGGTCTGCGATGTACGCATTCAACTTCTCTATTTGGAATGTATTCGCAATCAACAAGAGTTTCTAAGTCATTATATAGACTTTCTAAATCTTCTTTTGTTTTAGCTGTTACAATATATTCTCTTTCCATTATGCTTCTAATTTGAGAGCGGTTAGTGTTACTGTTACTGTGCCAGTTGATCCGCTTCTGTTAGTAACAGATAGATAAATTGTGTTGACTGGCGTTGGTTGATCATTAAAACCAATTACTCCTGATGTTAATACTTGTGTAAGAAACCCAGGTGCAGTAATTACTTCTGCAATCACACCGCTTCCTGGGAATGGATCAGTATCAATATTTCTAGATGCGTCTGCTGTTCTTGCGTTTGTGGATGTGTAAACTCTTACCCACGCTGCTTTATCAGTTACTATTTTAAATAGTAAATAAGATTTATGTGCATTAGTAATATCTGGGTATGCGGTTGCATTATTTGCTAATGATCCAGTAGTAGTTTGAAATGTTTGACGGGTAGAAACAACTGCTTCAGATGATTTAGCAAGTTGAATCCAGTTGCCGCCACTTGCAAAGTGAATAGTATTGTCATTTGCAGATACTGCTACTGCACCATTATACGTTGATGCAGATGGGAATGATAGTTGATTTGTGTGGTAAAAAGGTATTACACTTGCTACTGAAGGTGCTGTAATCACACCAGTATCTGAAATTGTTACCAACGAGTTTTGTGCTGTTGCTCCAGTAGTGCCATCAAATCTGACGATAGCGTTATCAGTTGCCGATGCAGGACCATTAAAGCTACCACCACCACCGCCGCCGCCAGCACCCCACTGAACACCAGTGCCAGTTGAGACTAATACTTGACCAGCACTTCCCACTCCATTTGATAAAGTTAATGCACCAGATAAAGTAGCTCCAGATAATGTTTTGTTTGATAATGTTTGTGTTCCAGTTAATGTAGCAACAATTGCAGAATTAATAGAAACCGTAATGCCATTAGATCCATTAAATTCTGAGACACCACTACTTGATAATCCATTACCTACTATAAGAGAAGCAGCTGTAACTTGATTCTCCGCTGCCCATTGCACTCCTGTGCCAGTAGATTTTAATACTTGTCCTGCTGTGCCTGGATTTCCGCCACCAGTTACACCGACTCTAAAAGTTCCAGTAATTTTAGCATCTTGAATAACTGGCGCCAATAATGATTTGTTTGAAAGATCTTGTGTGCCAGTTAAAGTTACGTCGCCTAATCCAGATACGGTAAAGTTGGTGCCTAAAGCAACTTGAGTGCCATTTATACTAATAAATGGATTTGTTAAGGAAGCATTTCCAATATTAGATAAAGTATTATTACTTCCACTAATAGTTTTATTTGTTAGTGTTTGTATGCCAGCGAGAGTTACATCTCCACTACCACCGCCGCCGCCACCAGCGACAGTAATAGATCCTCCAAGTGCAACGGATTCACCGTTAATAGTAATGGAGTTATTAAGTAATGCTGTGTTTGGAATAGCAGTTAAAGTGTTATTAGCACCACTGATTGTTTTATTTGTGAGAGTTGCAGTGTTATCTGCGGTTAATGCAACACCACCCAACGCACCAGCATCACTGATTCTAATAGTATTGGCATCAAGTCTTGTAACAGTTACGTTACCAGCACCAATAAAATTTACGCTGTCTGTACCAGTGCCAGATCCACCTGCATCCAAATCTAAATTAGCACCACTTGCTGCTGTAGATGCTTTGATTGAATATGTGGTATTGGTGTCAACTAGTGCCCAACTACCAACATATGAAGGATTTGTGGAGAAAGTATATCTGGTAGCATTATTTCCTGTTTGTTGAATCCACATAGTATATGTGGTATTTGCTGCCAGAGTTACGTCTGGATTAGGTGCTGCTAAAACATTATCATTTACTCTGTAACCAACTGGAGCTCCAGGACCAAAATGACTATATGTTGTCATCAAGCTAACGTCTTGTCCAGCTGTCCATGAAGATCCTTGTTGGATAGCAAAAAAAGCAATACCATCAACACTATTATAATGTGTTAGATATAGAGCAGTAATAGGTGTATTACCAACAGTAAATGTTACATAGTCCTTATTGCCACTTACTACGCTACCCTCAATATTTAAATGTCCTTGTGCATAACTAATTGCTGTTGGTTGTGCTGGATCATTAGAGTAGTCTAGAGAATAAGACGAAAGATATGCAGAACCTCCTAACTCTACTGGAGTGCCGTTTAAGGTAATAGTCTTATTAACTAACGATGAGTTTCCGATATTAGTTAATGTATTATTACTTCCACTGATAGTTTTATTTGTGAAAGTTGCTACTTGATTTGGTTTAATTCCAATAGCGATAGGAATTTTTTTAACTGACATCTTATTTCTCTAGAATGATATTGTTTCTTTTGTATTTAGTTATTTGTCTAACCATTACGAGATGTTGTCTCATTTTAAATTAAAATAATTTAAGAGTAATTTAAAATTGCAGATCCATATACTTTAGTTACGCCATCATTATCAGTAATAATAGTAAAGGTTAATAAATCATCACCATTACTCGCGGTTGGAGTTACTCCCCCTGGCCATAAAACTCCACCACTAATTGCAACTCCATTAACGCTACAGGCGTCGGAATAGGTGTAACTAGCGGTTGCATTTAAGATTAGTGTTACCTTCACAACATCTCCCAGATCAGTATTAACTGAGGAAAACCCCCATTTGGTAATTGATGTGGTTGGAGTGCCAAGTATGATTGGACTCGACCCAACTGATATATCAAACCCAAGGGTAACATTGTTGCCGATGATAGATGTATTAAAATTAGAGGTGGTTTTTTCATAAGTAACACCAGTGACCGAAAGATTCGTCACCTCTATATCTTGAGCTATTATAGCATTATATGGAAGATCTAAATCACTGACTATATCTCCTTGAATTGACATATCGCCTGAGATACTAGTATCACCATTTATAGCAAAATTAAAGGCGGTGGCATTTTTGCCCTCTACTATTAGAGTACCGTCAGAAGGAGCGGTAATTGTTGCAACCTGAGTGCCATCCCCATCTCCTCCAAGATATAAATTACTTACTGTGAAATCTTGATATGACATAATAGGGTTTTAAGTATTTATTAATATTAAGAGGTTTTACGATTGTATAATATAATTGGTGTACTGCCTTGTATACTATTTTTATCAGACCAAGCTGGATCATTTGGTTTTGTGCATTCTTTGCCTATGTAAAAGTCATTTTTTGATTGAGGTCTCATACTACCAGTAATATATTTTCTCACTTTTTTCCAATTCCAAGTTCTATTTTCTTGCAAGACTGTAGCAATTAATCCTGCTGTAACAGGACAGGCAGAACTAGTACCACCAAAGGAACAATCAGTTGGTTTACTTATATGACTATTTATTGCCGTCTGTAGATCTATCTGGTAAGGAGATGCCTCATAAAAAGTCAATTCCCATATTATAGTTGATGTATCGGTGGCGAAACCATATCCAGAAGTTCCTTCAAATCTTATTTTATATGTTCTATTTGGTGCGGTGCCAAAAACTCCCGTCCAAATTTTTTGTCCTGTTCCATCAGAGGATAATATAAACATTTTTGGCATTGGCGGTTCGGACTGAGTATATTGATTGTAAATATCCCAGTCATAATTTTGGTTTGTTGGTCTACTTCCAAATGTAACATAACTGTTTGTGTTTATAAAAACTTCATCAGTTTGTAAGGATCCAAAATTTATATTAAAAGGCAAAACCACATCCCAAAATCCATTATAATTATAATAATCATATCCAGAAAATGTCATTCCAATAGATGGAGTTGAATCTGCTGTTAATCCTGCAGTAGTTGGCGCTGAATATGTAATTGATGTCACTGACACAGTATCGTTAGAAGTTGTAGTTATTCTTCTCCCTGAGTTTAAAAGTATTCCATTAGGAGATTCCGTATCTCCTCCAAATAATTGACCACCACCTTCAGAACTGGACCCCATATAAGCAGTAGATGTGGCAACTCCAGTGACTCCTCTACCAAAGAATTTACCACTTATTGATGGATAAGTATCTGGTCTCACTCCAATAGAATCGTAATTAAGATTGGCACCTAGTGTACCGTCTGCGGGAGCATATACATCAATTGTGTTGCCCATATTACTATAAAATACTTTTTGTTCTTTACCACTGGAGTGATAATCATCGTCTAATGCTCCAACAGTTATAACAGGATATTGACCATTTGCTGTCTTTCCAATATGTTCAGGGAATCCTCTACGATTTATTGTATTATATGTGGACAAATCAAATTGAGTTGATGTAGAATTAGCAAGAGTAGCAGTTGAAGATGTTCCCCAATAATTATTGTAATCTTTATGGTTGCTGTTTACTTGCTTTTGATTTGTATTACCAGCAGCAGTAACAAAGATAACCCCAGCAGCAATCACTTCATCCCCTGCTGCTGTCGCTGCGTTTGGAACCATTTCTTGACCAAGGCCAGCAGTAAAATTGTTAAGAAATCCTGGGAGGGTAGTACTTGTATATGCAGCTCCTTTTCCTCCAGAAGCACCTTTTCTATAAAAATAATATTTTGTTCCAGATGCTCTATATCCGTTGCTACTATATCCCCAACTATTACTACTTACTGTAGGATTTTTATTTCCATATATTGGATTAATTGGTTTGTACATATGAAATAATTTCAGTATGTCGAAATAGTATTCTATATCATTGGCATTATCTACAGCAATACCATTTGCGTTAGCAATAGCCGATATAGTCCACTTGTTAGCATTAAATGCCCATCCAAGAGTTCTTCCAAAAGCTTGTGACGCACACGGAGTACCATGAGTACCATTAATTGGTGGTGGTTTAATATTAGATCCACAATGAGCAGCTCGTGTATAGTTAGAACTAACAGGAACGGTGCCGATGTTGGCAAATGTTGCTGATCTATTGGCACCACTTGACCACCAAGCGTGTGCAGCAGATTCGGTAGGAACAGTCGTACCGTCCCAACGAGTCATTAATCTGGCAGCAGGATCTGCATTAAACCATGCTGGATCAATATAATATGGACTATCCAATATTAAATCTAATACATCACAAGTTCCGTTTCCAGGAAGAACATTGCCACCAACATAATTGGTTGGTCCGTATCCTGTATTATTTTGAAACTCTGGATGTCCGTGCCAACATCCATCATCAGCAACAACTAGATCAACGTGTTTTCCATCTAATGTGTAGGGAACTTTACTAGGTAAAACACCAGTATCTCCATTCCATGGATCAGTTCTTTGTGTGGATCTCATTAGTTGATACCCACACCTATTCATATCTTCTATTGTTGGTGTTTCTGGAAGCAAAGAAATATCGTCGTCAACTAATGGTCTGTAATTTTTTACATTTGTAGTATATCTAAAAGCATTATAAAGATCTTTAGCATGAGGCTTTTTAAATACATCAGGATTGCTTGGAATATCTAAGTGTACAAATTTAACTTTTGCGTGATTTTTTAATTCTTCTGCTTCTTCATCTGTCAACAAATATAATGCTCTTGTAGAACTATGTTCTTTTAAGTCTGGACATTCTATACAATTACACGGAACAAAATTTTCTGTAGACTGATCTTGAAGCAGGATTTCGTGAATATAATCCCAATCTTCTGGAGTATGACATCCGACTGCGTATATATGTTTTTGTGTTGACATTAGAGTATTACCTCGCGGGTGAATTTAAAAGTAGTTGATCCAGAAATGCCTAATGGAGATACTTTAACTGTAACTACTCCACCAGATATATCAGAAGTTACAGAGGCGATAGGAGTTTGAGTATTGTAAATTATTGCATATTCTTGAGAATATACGTTCGATCCGTCTTGCATTAATAATACTTTTTGAGATTGCATTGATGTGCCATTTACTATGTAAAGTGTATATTCTGCTGTTTTGTAATTTGACGTAGCAGTATCGAATGTATCAATTGTATTATTCACCCCAACAACGGCAGTAAATGTTCCGTTTGCAGCAGTACTATTACTACTACCAATAGCACTGATAACACCATTGTTTATAGTAATAGTGGATCCATCTATTTTAACACCACCAAGAACGGTATTAGTAGCAGTTGGTAGAGTATATGCAGCAGGTTTATTACTTAGATCAGTATATGATCCAGACGTTGCAACTGTTGCTAATATTGGTTTATTACTTAGATCAGTATATGATCCACTAAACAAGGTTGGTTTATTACTTAGATCAGTATATGATCCAGACGTTGCAACTGTTGCTAATATTGGTTTATTACTTAGATCAGTATATGATCCACTAAACAAGGTTGGTTTGTTTTTAATAAAATCAAGAGATGCTGTGTTAGTTTGCGTCCAATCCGATTGAATTTGGGCAACCCCACTACCGCCGCCACCGCCGCCAGTTACAGTGGCATTAATTTTTCCTGTAGTATCATCATAAGAAAAACTAATTCCAGTATGCACTCCAGTTGTAAAACTTCCTGCGATAGCATCTTGTGCTTTCTCATCATTGTATGGATCAGAAGCAGTGACTGAAATAGATCCCCCGAGAGATACCGCAGTGCCATTAATTATAATGCTGCTATTTGACAGTGAAGAGTTGCCAATATTTGTAATGGTATTATTATTTCCATTAATTACTTTATTAGTTAAAGTATCTGAAGTATTTCTGCCTACTAATGTGTCAGCAATTGAAGGTGCTGGAAAATATACTGTGCCAGTGTTAAGAATGGATGAAACTATTGGATTAATTAAAGTTTTATTGGAAAGTGTTTGAGTATCGGTAGTGCCAACGATATTACCAGTTGGTACTGCTTTGCCTAATACCTGGGTAGATGATAATACAGTTGTGCCACCGATCTTATATGTTTTAGTAGGAACTAAGTTAAAATTAGTAGTTGATTCCCATCCCTGAGCACTATTACTATAAATTAAATTGATATTAGATGTACCTAGTAGAATTCCAGCACCATCTGCTAACGTTGTGTTAGTAACACCATCAGCAATTGTTATGGTTTTATCAGTTACAACTAAATTAGTTGTATTGACATATGTGAGAGCACCAGATACATTCAAACCACCAGTCAAAGTTAAATCGTTGAATGTTACATCTGATGTGGTCGCAACATTTTGTCCAATGGAAATAGTAATATCGTCTGCATTTGCAGAGGAAACTGTTACTCCAGTGCCATTTTTGAAATTAATTCTATCTATAATTCCATTTCCGACTCCAGTGCCGCCGCCAACAAGATTAAGTCTCGCACCTACTGCATTATTGGAGACAATCAATGTATCAGCATTAACACTATAGGTTGTATCGGTATTGGTATCAGTGTTAATTTCTGTGCCAGTAATAGTAATTTCATCGCCGCTTCTGGTTAATGAAATTCTTGGTCCAGCAACAAAAACTACATTATCAGTAGAAGAATCACTACCTGTAAGACGAAGTGCTTTTTTATTGGGATTATTTACGCCACTTTCAGACCAATCGACAGCAGAAATACTATATGTTGTGTTAGTATCTACTCCTCCTCCACCACCAGTTATATTAATACTTCCTCCTAGAGGAACTACGTTATTATTAATAGTGATACTATTATTTGTTAAAGCACTATTTGGAATTTGTGAAAAAGTATTAATTGCACCAGATAA